ACGCGGGCCTATCGCGGCAAAAAGGTGGCGGTTTGGGTCAAATGATACACGTGATATTCACGGATTTTGCATTAGGTTTACAATGCAACGTGTTGAATCTGAAAGCAAAAACGGAGTTACACGCATCTCACACATACACGCCCTTAACCACTCTTAAAAAGACCCACCAGAGGCCCTAAGGGGTCTCTGGGAGAAGAAGAAGAAGGATATAGATATCTTGTGTATCTTTACTACCTTCGAAATTCTCAAGCTTTTCCAACCACTTAGCCAACCAAAATTTTACACACCGCCGCATAAGACCGTGTAGCAATTTTTGGGGTTGATTGCTCGTGCAAGAATGGTATTGTATAGGCAGAAAGGTTGGTGGAATATGGAAATCTTAAGAGGTGAAGAAGTGCCGGAATTGATTGATCGGGTTAAGTGGCCTTTCGGTCAAATGGCAGTTGGGGATTGCGTTCGGGTTTCGCGGGAAGATGGGTTTACCAACGCTAGAGCGTCAGTGCAGTATGCATCAAGGCCGAGCGGCAAGAGACCAGCGAAGGCGTTCACCACCCGCACCATCGACGGGGTGCTGCACGTATGGAGGGTCGCATGAAAAAAATGAAAACAAACCAAGATTCGACGCCATACCGCTACGACGCCGTGATCCACATGCCCGACGCCGAAGCCGCCCGCCAGTTGGGCAAGACGGTCACAGTGGTCCGCGCCTATCGCGCCGCGCATCCCGAGTTCGCCTACCGCCCAGCGCCGTTGCCGTTCAGACGCCCCGGCATTGTCACGCTGGAGATGCCTTTGCTTGAGGCGTCACGCTCGGTGAGTGGCCGGGATGGGGTGTTCATGCCCGTGAGCCTGCCCGCACCGCCCCCCGGCATGAATATCAGCTTTGGCAATCGTGAGGTGAGGGTATGATCGCCCTGACCATCATCCCAACCAATTGCTGCAAACCTGAATGGCGCAACCTGTCGCCCCGCGCCCATTGCGATCTGCGCAGCGCCCGCCTTGGCACCGGGCAGGAATATCCGGGCCGAATGCCGCAGATGGCCAACAAGGACGAAGCCCGCGCCCGTATCGTTGATCGGCGGGCGCTGTTGCTGGCGATGATAGGCGACGGCACCAACACCGCCGCACGGATGCGCCAAGCCCTGAGCCGCCCGACATGGCTGAATAACACGCTGGACGCCCTGCTACGCGACGGCATGGTGACATACAGCACCGTTAAGGGCCGCTATGCGATGGTGCAGCCATGACCGCAATCAAGCCGATTGACGATAGCCTGTTTGTGCAGATGTGGGAAGCTGGCGCAACGTCCGTTGCCATCGGGGCGGCTGTCGGGCTGGGCCGCAGTGCGATCTATCCCCGCGCCGCGCTGCTGGGCCTGGAACCGCGTGCGCCGATGTGGCGACCCCACGCCTACACCAAGTCGGTGCCCAAGGTGCGGGCCGTGAAACCCGCCGCGAAACCCGCCGCCGCGCCCGTCTACCAACCCGGCCTGTCGGCTGCGATCCAGCGGGCCGGGGGCAGCGTGGAGCGCCTCGGCAAGGTCGCCACGTCCTACCGGGTGCCATACCGCGAGGTTTTGCAGATGGCGGGGGTGCAGGCATGAGCGGGGCGACGAAGGCAGCGCGGACCGAAGCATGGTCAATCGTAAAGGGGGCAAGCAATGTGGTTTGATGCGCGCGCCAAGCTCGCAGAAATCGAAAGCCGCCCCCAAGCCCACACAGGAGCAGTTGATATGAACCCCGCCGACATACTGGCAACGGCCAGCGAATACGTCACCAAGGACCGGGCCGCGACCCACGGCGACGCGGAAAGCAACTTTAGCCTGATCGGGGCGCTTTGGACGGCATACACGGGCGCGCAGATCGGCGCGGTGGACGTGGCCGCGATGATGACGCTGTTCAAGGTGGCGCGCATCAAGGGCAACCCCGGCCACGCTGAAAACTGGATCGACGCAGCGGGCTATGCAGCCTGTGGGGGCGAGATTGCAACCAACCAAGGGGAGACGGGGAAATGACGGACATGCCGGAACGGATTTGGGCATCAAACTGCATCGACCAGCAGGCATGGTCGCCGTTTGACAACTTGGTTGCCGCAGCGCCCTACGTCCGCGCCGATCTGCCGCCCAAGGTGCTGGCGCTGGAGTGGGATCAAATGTCGCCCCGCATTTTGGAGGCGATTGGTTGCAAAGACGTTATTTTGGAGGCGATTGGTTGCAACGACGTTTACCAGATCAGGGTCGGGACGGATGGCAAGGTCAGGTGGCAGGGGCGCTACATGGGGCAGTGGGAAGATGCTGACAGCATTAAAGCCGCCCAAGCCGTAGCGCAAGCCGACTACACCGCCCGCATCCTCGCGGCCTTGGCGCGGCCATGACCCACAGCGCCCGCCAGAGCGCGCAGGAATGGCCTTACAGCCCCGCGCCGCTACATCCGGCCACCCAAGGGCGCAACGACGCCCTAGCGCCCGCGTTTTGGCCGATCCTGCCCGAACTGGGATACCACGGCATATATCCACCACCCGGCGCGACATACCACCGCCAGACATGCCCGATATGCAGCGCGTGGCGCGTCAAATCAGATGAGCCTTGCCTTGTGGTCAGGATCATCAGCCCCAATAGCGCGGCGGTGGAGTGCCATCATTGCGGTCATCAAGAAAGGATTACAGCGTGAGCGAATGGCAGCCAATCGAAACAGCGCCGATTGTCGGAACAGTCATCCTGGCATCGTGGTCCGAGGCGCAATCTAGGTACATCATCGACGCGGGATTCTGGGAGGACTTCGAAGGCGGCGCATGGTGGCCCTACACCATCACAAACCCAACCCACTGGATGCCAATGCCAGCACCGCCGGAAAAGCCGATGAAGCCATGACATTGCAAAAACGCGCAAACCTGATACAGTGCGCCAAATCGACCGGGCCGCATTGCCCGAGATGAAAGTGGGAAATCATGACGGCGAACAAAGAATTTCCAAACTATAAAACCGCCTCAGTGGCAGACTTGATTCCATACGCCCGCAACAGCCGCACGCATTCGCCGCAGCAGGTGGACAAGATCGCCGCCAGCATTCGCGAGTTTGGCTTTCTAAACCCCATCATCGTTGACGGCAAGAATGGCATCATCGCAGGGCACGGGCGCGTCATGGCAGCCCAAAAGCTGGGGCTTAAGGAACTGCCCGTTATTGAGGCAAGCCATCTCACCGAGGCCCAGCGCCGCGCCTATGTGCTGGCAGACAACCGCCTGGCCCTAGATGCTGGCTGGGACAACGACCTGCTCAAGATCGAATTGCAGGATCTGGACGCAGAAGGATTTGATCTGAGCCTGACGGGTTTTGATGTTGGCGAGATGGCTGCGATGTTTGATGATCCAAACTTTGAGCCAGGCACCGAAGATGACCAAGGTAAGCTAGATGAACTTGCGCCCAAGATGGTTCAATGTCCGCACTGCGGCCAAAACTTTGATCTGAGGGAACATGGGCAAGGCTGATTTACGCATAGATTGGGCCACGCACGCTGCGGCAAAGTATGCTGTGGAGACGTGGCACTATTCGCGCGTCTTGCCTGTTCCGCCGCTAGTGAAGGTTGGTGCTTGGGAAGCGTGCAAATTCATTGGTGTGGTTATCTTTAGTCGCGGCGCCAACAATAACTTGCTTAAGCCATTTGGCCTGACAGCCACAGAGGGGTGCGAACTGACGCGCGTTGCGCTTACAAAACACGATGCGTCAGTATCTCGTGTGGTTAAGCTGGCAATGCAGTTTCTGAAGCGCAACAGCCCAGAGTTGAGGTTGATCGTATCGTTTGCTGATCCAAGTGAAGGACACCACGGCGGGATTTATCAGGCTGGAAACTGGATATATACTGGACGACAGCATCCAACGACAGAATACATTGCTCCTGATGGCAAGCAGTGGCACGGTCGAATGGTGTCAAAGGATGGCAGAATTAAGGTTCAAGGTAAATATCGTCCATGTTGGCGCATTGACCAATGCACGCCAGTTGAGAAACCTGGCAAGCACCGTTACCTAATGCCCCTAGACGACGACATGCGAGCACGTATAATGCCACTGTCTAAGCCATACCCAAAGCGTGCGAAGCAGGCGATGACCGACGACCAGTCGGCACAGCGGCAGGGCAGCACTGACCCGCACGCTCCACAAGGATTAGACGCATGAGCCGCCGTCCGCACGAACCGTCAAAGGAAAGCCGCCAGATTGTGCAGCTTCACGCGACCATCGGAACGCGCCAAGACATCATTGCAGACATCCTCGGCATCGATGGCAAGACCCTGACCAAATACTACCGCGAAGAACTGGACCAAGCCACCGCGAGAGCCAACGCTGCGGTGGGCGGCGCGCTGTTCAACAAGGCCAAGGGTGGCGACACCGCCGCCATGATATTTTGGATGAAAACCCGCGCAGGCTGGCGCGAAAAAAATGAAATCGACCACATATCCAGCGACGGCAGTATGACGCCGCAAGTGGTTGAGCGGATCATCGTCCAAGCAAAAGATGCCTAAAAACCGCCTGCAAATCCCAACAGCAGCAGCGTTCATGCCGCTGCTCGATCCATCCCGATACAAATGCGCGTGGGGTGGCCGGGGATCTGGCAAATCCCGCTTCTTTGCTGGCCTGATGGTTGAAGAACACTTGCGCTTCCAAGGCCATCGCAGCGTCTGCATCCGCGAAGTGCAGAAGTCGCTCAAACAATCGGCCAAAAAGCTGATCGAGGATACAATCCAAGCCTACAATCTTGGCGAAGCCCAAGGATTCAAGATATTCCGCGAAGTAATCGAGACGCCAGGCGATGGGCTGATCATATTCCAAGGGATGCAAGATCACACCGCCGATAGCGTGAAGTCGCTGGAAGGCTTTGACCGCGCATGGGTCGAAGAAG